GAAGCACCTTATCATTTCTGGTAATGCACTTATCTACCTTCCTGAAGAGGGTGGTATGCGTGTGTTCCATCTTGATCGTTTTACCGTGGAGCGTGACCCAATGGGTAACATTCTCTACATCTGCACCAAAGAGCAGCTATCCTATATGTCCCTCTCTCAAGAGATGAAAGACATTGCTGGTAACGCTGATGGTGAAGGAGCTGACAATGACGTCAACCTGTTCACTGCTGTTTGCCGCAAGGAGAATGGCTGGAAGGTATGGCAAGAAATCAATGGTAACCTTATCCCTGATAGTGAAGGCTTCTACCCACTAGACAAGAACCCCTTTATCCCACTCCGCTTCTCCCGCATCGACGGTGAGGACTATGGACGAGGATACGTTGAAGAGTACCTAGGTGACTTGCAATCCCTCGAGAGCCTCCAAAGAGCTCTTGTAGAAGGCTCGGCAGCCGCCGCTAAGGTACTCTTCCTCGTAAATCCCAACGGCACAACTCGCGCTAAGACACTTGCTGAATCACCTAACGGTGCTATCGCTCAAGGTAACGCTGCTGATGTGTCCGTTCTCCAGCTCAACAAGTTCAATGACTTCCGAGTTGTCCAAGAGAGCATCGTAAAGATCGAAGAGCGTCTTGGTCACGCCTTCCTGTTGACCTCGGGTGTTGTTCGTAACGCTGAGCGTGTCACTGCTGAAGAGATCCGTATGCTAGGACAAGAGCTAGAGACTGCTATCGGTGGTCTTTACTCGTTACTCTCAGTGGAACTTCAGATGCCTATGGTGAATCGCTTGATGGAAGTCATGCGTAAGAAGAAGAAGCTTCCTAAGCTACCCAAGGATATCATCAATCCTGTTATCATCACAGGTGTTGAAGCCCTTGGTCGTGGTCACGATCTACAGAAGCTGGATATGTTCCTAGCTGGTGCTGCTCAAGTAGTAGGGCCTGAAGCTGTAGCTCAATATGTGAACGTCGGAGAATACTTTAAACGTCGTGCTACATCCCTCGGTATTAAGACTGATGGATTAGTTAAAGGCGAAGAACAAATGGCTCAAGAAGCCCAACAAGCCCAACAAATGCAGATGGCAGAGAAGCTAGGCCCAAGTGGTATCAAAGCTATTTCTGACCAAGCGAAAGTACAACAAGAACAAGCTCCCGTAGAGGAATAATAAACTAGAATATGGCTGACCTACATCAAGTACAGATCAATGAAGTAAACGAGGAAGAGAATATCTCCCTCGAAAAACAAGCTGCTATGCAAGAAGAAGCAGCTAACCAGCGTAACCAAACGCTTGAAGCAGACCCAAAAGAGGGCAAGGAAACTATCGAAGAGCAGCTCAAAGTAGACGAAGAGTCTGCTGAAGAAGAACGCCCTGAGTGGCTCGATGAGAAATTCGAGAGCCCTGAAGAAATGGCTAAGGCTTACAAAGCTCTTCAACAGAAGATGTCCAAGCCAAAGGCTGATAAGAAAGCTTCCGTAGAGGAGACCTCAGCTCCAGAGGCAACCACAGGTGCTATTGAAGACGCTCGTAATGAGTTCGCTGAGAATGGCGAGTTGTCCGACAAAGCCTTTGATGCTCTTGAGAAAGCAGGGCTACCTCGTTCGTTCGTAGAGCAATACATTGCTGGTCAACAAGCTATGTCAGTACAGCAAGCTGCTACCATCCAAGAGTCTATTGGTGGTGCTGGTAACTACGAGGCTATGGCTGAGTGGGCTGGTGAGAACCTTGCTGATGGCGACCTTGATGCCTTTAACGCTATCGTAGAAGGACAATCAGTAGAGCAAGCTCGTGTAGCTGTTAAAGGACTGTATGCTCAGTTCCAAGCTGCTGGTGGTAAAGGCCCTGCTCTTGTCCAAGGATCCACTTCAGGTGACGCAGGTGTAAAGCCATTTGGTTCTACTGCTCAAGTTACAGAAGCTATGCGTGATCCTCGTTATGCCAGTGATCCAGCTTATCGTGAAAACGTAGAAAAGCGGATGTCTGTTTCCTCAATCTTTTAAACAATAAAGTAAATTAATATTATGAAAGAAATTATCTCATACCTAGTAGCCAACGTAGACAGTATTCTGTTTGCTGTTTCGGCTGTCGTAGCTGCTGCTTCTGCTGTAGCTGCTCTTACTCCTACTCCTAAAGATGACTCCATCGTAGCTAAAGCTTACAAGGTTCTCGACTGGGTTGCTCTTAACGTAGGCAAAGCTAAAGACAAGTGATTAGTACAATCGTTCAGTTACTAATAGCGTTCCCTAAGATCGGAGCTATGTTTCTGAAGATACGAACCGAATATGTTAAAGAACTTGCAACTCGCCGTCACAATAAGCACAGCGCTCGTATTAATGAGTGGGTGCGTGACACTAAGAGAGAGCAGGATTCCTGAGTTCATCGAGGAGCTAGACCAACACGAGTTTAGCTCCTCTGAACGGGAAACCATCGGGGTAATCCTCGACTACGTGAATGACCTAGAAAATAGTGTTAAGTAAACTAATAGTTCTATCCCTTTTGTTGTTCGGGTGCTGCCAAGCGGACACCTCAATAACCCTTAAAGACTTCGTTAAGTTAATCCCTCAGTGGGAAGTCTACCCTGATAGTCCTCACACAATAGTGGGTGACAACGGGGCTGCTTATGGTCACTACCAGATCCACAAGGTAATGGTAGATGATTACAACCGTATTACTGGTTCTAAAGCCTCCCATACGGACGTATTTGACCCCGTGTTCGGGGAGATGGTCGCCTATGCTGTCCTGAAGCACTACGCGAAGCACATTCAAGCCTCTGGTGTTACACCTACGGCTGACCACATGCTGTTCATCTGGAACGGCGGCGGTGGTGCTTGGAAGCGCGTAGAGAATCCCATCAATGACCAGAAGCAAATCAATTTGAATACCTACAGAAGTAGGGCAACCCCAATCATAACAAAGTATCTAAATGAAAAGAAAAGGCGTCAGTCTCCGCAAGGAGCATAAATCATCCAAAGGCGGTCTCACCGCTAAAGGGCGGAAGCACTACAATGCTAAGACTGGCTCCAATCTAAAAGCACCCCAGCCACAAGGAGGCTCTCGTAAGAAATCCTTTTGTGCTCGTATGGGCGGCGTCAAAGGCCCTATGAAGGATTCCAAAGGACGCCCTACACGTAAGGCTTTGGCACTAAGAAGATGGAAATGCTAAACTATTATGAGCTTATACAAAAACATTAATCGTCGCCGTAAACTCGGCATCTCGCGTAGTAAAAAGAAATCTACTGTTAGCGCTAATTCTTACTCAAGTATGAAGAAGGGCTTTCCTGATAAGAAAAAATAAACCAATTTCGTTCCCATCCGCAAGAAGTAACAGCTTTGCCCTCCGAGGAGGATAACCTAGCGGTGAACCAAGTGAGTAAAGAACACCCAACTGTAGTCCCCACTCTGGGCGCTACTCTAAGTAAACTAACTCAAAAATAGAAATAATATAATGGCTAATACAAGTCCGTCCCGTTTGGGACAAGTAAACGGTTCTGGAGATGCTAATGCACTCTTCCTTAAAGTGTTCTCAGGAGAAATCCTGACGACCTTCGAGGAGCAGAACATCATGAAAGACCTCCACATGGTTCGCACCATCTCGTCTGGTAAAACAGCTCAGTTCCCTGTTACAGGTGTTGCTGATGCTAAGTACCACACTGTTGGTGAAGACATCGTGGATAGCTCTAACAGCTACCTATCAACCATCAAGCACGCTGAGCGTACCATCAACATCGATGACGTTCTGATTGCTTCGACGTTCATCGCCAATATCGATGAGCTTAAGAACCACTACGACGTCCGTAGCATCTACGCTAAGGAACTCGGTAAGGCTCTTGCTAAGCGCTTCGACATCGCAACAATGAAGACTCTCTTCGCTGCTGCTGGTGGTTCGTCTCCTATCGGTGGTAACGGTGGTACAAGCATCTCTGGTGCTACTACTGACACTGCTGCTGGTCTTGTTGACTCGCTCTACGCTGTTGCTCGCTCGCTTGACGAGAAAGACGCTCCAGACGAAGGTCGTTTCGCAGTTCTGACTCCTTCTCAGTACTACACTCTCCTCACTTCTGACAACGTTGCTATCAATCGTGACACAGGTGGTGTAGGTAATGTT